CCTATACAGTTGTTCGTGTCGTTAACGCACAGTCACAGTTCTTCGGTTCTGTAACTGCTATAGCATAAGGAGCTAAATCATGGCCGCACCAATGCGAAGTACGGACTTTAGATCCATCGTTGAACCCATTCTTAATGAGTGTTTTGATGGAGTTTATGACCTTCGTGAAGACGAATGGTCTCGTGTTTTCCGTGAACAAGACGGTATTCCACGCAATTACCACGAAGAGCCAGTCCTTTATGGATTTGGAGCCGCACCCCAGTTGCCTGATGGAACACCAGTGTCCTATCAGCAAGGTGGTGTACTCTTCCTCCAACGCTACATCTACAATGTGTATGGCCTTGCCTTCGCATTGACAAAAGTGTTGGTAGAAGACGGTGACCATATTCGTATCGGTCAAGTGTATGCTCGACATCTCGCTCAGTCATTGATTGAGACTAAAGAAACTCTCTGTGCAAATATTTTGAACAGAGCATTCAATAGTTCTTATGTTGGTGGTGATGGCGTGTCGTTGATCAACACTGCTCACCCAATCGTGAGTGGTACATTCAGCAACCAGTTGGCTACATCAGCAAACTTGTCTCAGACATCTCTTGAGCAGATGTTGATTCAGATTCGCCAAGCTGTGGACAACAATGGTAAGAAGATTCGTTTGGTTCCACGCCAATTGGTTGTGGCCCCCGGCAATATCTTCCAAGCTGAAGTACTGTTGAAATCTGTGTTGCGTACTGGTACAGCAAACAACGACTTGAATCCTATCAAGTCTATCGGTTTGCTTGACGAGGGAGCCGCAGTCATTTCTCGTTTGACTTCTGCCACTGCATGGTGGGTACAGACAGACGCACCAGAGGGTATGAAACTCTTAATGCGTAGACGTTTGGAGAAGACAATGGAAGGTGACTTCGAGACAGACAGCATGAGATATAAGGCTACCGAGCGTTATATCCCCGGATTTACTGATCCTCGTGCCCTTTACGGTACAGCAGGCGTTTAAGCCTAGAAAGGGAGGGGGTCAAACCTCTCCCTATTTTTTTATTAACTTGTCAAGCTTTTCAAGGAGAAGACAAAATGCCTCAATTTTCAGACGATTTATTCTTAGGCCCTGCAGTAACCTACATGGGTACTGGTCTAACTCAGACAGAAGCAGTAGTAACTGGTTCTGTAACTTTAACAGCAATGACCGTAACTGCAGTGCTCTCAGGTGAGCCTTTGGTACTTGGTCAATACGTAAGTGGAACTGGCATTACAGCAGGTTCTTACATTACAGCATTTGGGACTGGTACAGGTGGAAATGGTACTTACACTTTAAGTGCATCTTCCTCAGCAACTGGTTCAATCACAATCACAGCCTCAGGTGATGGTTTATTGAATGATCCATCTCCTATGGACTTAGGTGTTGGCCCATTGGGTCGTGTTTATGTTTGGGATTGCGTACCACAAACATTGCAAACCAACAACATCGTTGCATCACAAACTGCAACTGGTGCTCAAGCTTTGACTTTGAACACTGCAGGTACTTCATCTAAGGTTGTTGTCAATACATATGGGCAAACCGTAATTCAATTGAATACACCTCGTGCTCTTCAAGTTAATTGCTCAACAACTGCTCGTGCATTCACCGTAACTGGTTATGATTATTTCGGTCAACAAATGAGCGAATTGATCACTGTTGCTACTGCAGGTACAGCAGTATCAGGAAAGAAAGCCTTTTATCAGATTTCTGGAGTAACGATTGCAGGTTCTGCAACTGCTTGCTTGGTCGGAACAACTGATATTTTAGGTATTCCAGTTCGTGTATTTGATGCAGGTTATGTTGTCAAAGTAGGTTGGAACAACACATTGGCTCAAGACACTGGTGGAAGTTCTTCCTTAGTTGTTGCTGATATGGCTACTGCTACTACTTCAACTGGTGATGTTCGTGGAACATACACGCCTTCTACAGCATCAAACGGTATTAAACGTTTAGTAATGACAATTGCTTTACCTGCTATCGCTGTAGGCCCCAATGCAACACGCACTGGTGCTCTTGGTGTTAACCAAAACTTAGTATCCTAATAGGAGGCCAAAATGGGTCAATTTAAACCAATGGTAAAAATGGAGACTACTGAGCCTTCAGTTGAGTTAAAACTCAAAAAAGGTGGTCATGTATCCATGAAGAAGAAGTCCGAGAATGGTCATAAAGCTATGGAGCACCATTTTGATGGTGGCATGGCAGGTATGATGACTCGTGGTTTGCCACCTGCTTTGGCAAGTATGGCTCCCAAAAAGCCTGCTATGGCTATGAGACGTAGGGCTATGACAGCCATGCCTACACCTGTGATGAAAAAAGGTGGAGAAATGGAGTCACCAAAAGAGCACAAAGCTGAAATGAAAGAAATGGGCAAGATTGAGAAAGAACTCAAGCACCATGAATCCATGAAGGCTAGTAAAGCTCATAAGGGTCTCAAGTCAGGTGGACAAGCATCAGGTGAGATGATTGATGCTGATGAAACCAAAACTACCATCAAAGGCAATTTAAAGCCTTACGAAAAAACTAAGATGGATACTTCCAAGAAAGACAAAGCCAGTGGTACTGGTTCTGTTAAGGAAGGCAATGGAGGTGGTTACAAAAAGGGTGGACGCATTGCACATAAAGCCAAAGGTGGCTCAATGGGTGATGAAGAGACTTATGGTAACTACGACACTACCATGGTTCATCAAGCCAAACGTGACAATGCTAATGGCACTGGTGGCGTAAGAATGTCTAATGCAGGTGGTTTTAAAAGGGGTGGAAAAGCCAAATATAAAACTGGTGGATTAGTCGAGAAGTATGCTGTTGACAATGTTGTGGGAACTCCTAAGGGCGTGACCAATACAACAACTGGTGCTGTTAAAGAGTCTAATGGTGGTGGTTACAAAAAAGGTGGTGCTTTAAAAAAGCACTTCGCCACGGGGGGCAGTGTTAACAACTCTGGTCATGCCGTGGCAATGCCACAAGGACAAAAGCCTGCCTCTAAGCCAGTTCACATAAACCAATTATCTGGAACCTTCAAAAAGGGTGGCAAGGTAATGAAGTTTAGTGGTGAAGAAGGCAGTGCTGTCTCAAAGCCTCCAGTCAATGACTTGTCTAAAGGTGCTTTTGACAAAACACTTAATGGTACATATAACGAAGATATGGATATGGCTAAGTACCTTAGAAATATCCCTTCTAACATATACCAAGGTGCAAAAAAACTGATGGGTATGAGTGAAGCCAAGCCTGCAGGAAGTGTTACCAAGAGTAAAGAATCGGTAACTGTGACACCTGCTAAAAAGCGTGGTGGTAGTATTAAGTGTTAAATAAGATGGGGGCTTAGGCTCCCACTCTTTTAAGGAATTCAACATGAGTAATGGAATAGTTGCTTCAGTAACACGAGCAGGTGCGTATGAGCCATTTGATTTACAAGTATCTCGTAGTCAAATCTTAGGCCATAGCACATTAAGTTTGTTTGGTTATCAAACATCAATTACTAGTACATCAATCCCAGTTTGGGAAAATGCATCAACTTACACTTATCCAACATCAGCAACAACGCTGACTGTTGTAAGTTCTTCGGCAACTGATGTGTCCCCTGCTAAAGTTTTAATTAGTGGTCTTGATGCAAACTTTGATCCAATTTCTGAAACAGTAGTTTTAACTGGTACAAGTGGAGTTACAACTACAAACAGTTATTTGCGTGTAAATAATTTGGTTATGACTGGTGTTGCATCAGGCCAAACATCAAACGTGGGAACAATTACTGCGAAACAATCAAGCAATACACTTGCACAAATCAATGCAGGTATTGGAAAATCTCAAAGCACAATTTATACAGTACCAAATGGATACCAGTTTTACTTGACTTTGGCTGAAGTAAATACTACAGGTTCATATGGTTCGGGAACTATCATTACTTATAAAGTTGTTACAAAAAATAATACAACTGGTGTGACATTGACTGTGTTGCAACAACCATTTATTGCTACTTATAGTGCAAATAGGGCTGATACACCTTTTTTGTATGACCAAAAAACAGATATTCAGTGGCAATTAGGCACTAACACAGGTACTATTTCTGCAGGAGTAATTATTGCAGGGAAATTAGTTCAGGCAAACAACAATACAACTGGTGTAGGTACATAATGCCTAGCAAATCACCTGCTCAACATAAACTGATGGAAATATCTGCCCACACCAAAGGTGGGTATGGTGGTGTTCCACAAAAAGTAGGCAAGGAGTTTGTTAAGGCTGATGAGGGTAAAAAGTTTGCCAAAGGTGGACTTTATGCCAATATCCATGCAAAACAGGAACGTATCGCCCATGGTTCTGGTGAACATATGCGTAAAGCAGGTTCCAAGGGTGCTCCAACTGCAGATGCTTTCAAGCAATCAGCTAAGACTGCAAAACATAAGGGGGGTGGAAAAGTCTGCCCTTGTTGGTAATGGCAAAGAATCCATCATTAGCAATAGGTCGTGGCGAAAAGCTCCCAGTAAGCAAGGGAGCAGGTCTAACAGCCAAAGGTAGGGCTAAGTACAACAGTGAGACTGGTAGCCATTTAAAGGCTCCACAGCCTCAAGGTGGTGCTAGGAAAGATTCGTTTTGTGCAAGAATGTCAGGGGTAGTAGAACACGCAAAGGGAGATGCACCAAGAGCAAAGGCATCACTCAAGCGTTGGCATTGCCCTAACTGGTAAGGAATACAAATGGCATTTTCAGGTACAACTAGCCAGACAGTTGTCAGCGTTCAAACGGTCATTGATCACGCTGTGCGTAGGTGTGGCAAGTTGGCTGAGGAGTTGAGTTCTGAACAGCAGTTGGCGGCTCGTGAGAACCTCTACTTCCTCCTCTCCCACATGATGAACCGTGGCATCCAATACTTTGCCATTAGTGAGATTGTCATAGGGCTGAATGCCAACCAATATGAGTACACCCTACCTGCAGGTGCTAATGATGCTTTAAACGTCCTATACCGTCAGATGGCACAGCCAGTTGGTAGCTACACCACAAGTGCAGGTGGGGCAGTGGCAAACATTTATGATGACAACATTGAAACTTATGCACAACAAACTAGTGCAAATGGCAATTTTGTTGTCAATTATGGTGCAAACAATCCTCAGTACATTGGTTCAATAGGCATCATGCCCTATATTTCAGGTGGTGGTAGTGCCACTTGGAGCTATTATTTACAGAGTTCGCCTGATAATGTGACTTGGACAACGCTGTATACAGCAACTGCAGTGTCAGTAACTGATAAACAGTGGATTTGGACCAATATAGACCCCGGGTCCAACGTCCTGTACTACAGAATTCAAGCCTTTGGAGGCACTACCCTAGCCCTCCGAGAATGGTATTTGGGCAATAACAGTCGTGAAATCCAAATGTCTAGGTTAAATAGGGACGATTACACCAATCTGCCCAACAAAAACTTTACTGCTAACCAACCTTTTCAGTTTTACTTTGAAAGAACAATCAATCAGCCTACTTTGGCTCTTTGGCCTGTTCCATCAAGCTCGTTTGTACAGATGACTGTATGGTATTCAGCCTATATTCAAGATGTAGGCTCACTCTCTGGTCAGTTAGCTATTCCTCAGAGATGGTACGAGGCTACTATTTTCATGTTAGCTCACAGAATGAGCTTGGAGATGCCTGCTGTGGATATGGGAAGGGTAGCTTACCTTGAGAAAATGGCTGACAAATTCCTCTACGATGTGGAACAAGAAGAAAGGGATAAAAGCCCTGAGTACTTTGCACCAAATATTTCTGTCTACACGAGGTAAGCATGGGAATCTTCTTAGACACTCTTGGCAACGCAACATTATCTATTGCAATTTGCGATAGGTGCAAGATGAAACGTGCTCACTCTGTGATGAGGAGCGACCCGAACTTCCCCGGCCTCCGAGTCTGCAACGAAGGCTGTGCAGATAACATTGATCCTTACAGGCTTGCGGCTCGACAGACAGAGCGTATCAACATTCGTTTTCCTCGTCCTGATGACGATTTAAATGGGTACAGTGGCTCACAAATTCCTTATAATGGATATGTGTACAAATAGGACATAGATCATGGCACAACCTTCAGTCGGAACTCCGATACAACTCTATTCCAGTGCTACAGCAGGTAACGTACCTGTTGCTAGTAATCTTGCACAAGGTGAATTGGCTATTAACATAGCTGATGGGAAACTTTACTATAAGACTTCTGGTGGTACGGTAGGTACGCTTGCAAATGCATCGGTTGCGACTGGTAACTTGCCCGGTGGTTCTGCAGGGACTGTTGTCTATCAAAGTGCCACTGGTGTCACTGCTTACCTTGCACTAGGTGCAACAAACACAATCTTGTCTTCAAATGGTACTGGCCCTGTTTATGTAAGCCAAGCCAGTCTCTCGGTAGGAACTGCGGCAGTGGCAACTACAGCCACTACAGCAACCACTGCACAGACAGTTACCTTCAATACTGCTTATTCAGCACCTACGCCTGTTACAAGTGGTACTGTCTTATCGTATACAGGAACTGGGTTTGCTTGGGTGTCAGCACCTGCGGCTGTAACGGCAACATCTATTGCAGGTGGTGCTCAGTACCAAATTCCCTTCCAAAGTGGAGTTAGTACGACTACATTCAGTGCTAACTTAACATTTAATTCAAGCACCAACACATTTACTGCAACCAATGTAAGTGGTACAACAGTTACTGGTACAACAGTTACTGGTGGTAAATTAACAGCCAATGGTTCAATTACCACCTCTTCAACTACAGGTGCAATTAACTATGGCACACTAAGTTATTCAGACACCAATATCTTTGCATCATATCAGACTTCAGTCAATAGTTATGCTCAAAAAATCATACAGAACACCAACACTGGTTCTTCTGCATCTGTAGATTTTATTGTTTCTAATGACCAAGGTACATCAACTACGTTCTATGGTGATTTTGGAATGAACTCCTCCACATACAGTGGAGTGGGAAGTTTCCAACAGCCTAATGTGGTTTATCTTTATTCAACAAGTAGTGACTTAGTGATTGGTACTCAATCAAGCAATTACTTGCGTTTAGTGACCAATAACAATTCAGCAGATTCAATTACGATCAATCCAAGCAGTGCAGTTGCTTTCAATGGTAACTATGGAACGGTGGGTTATCTTTTGACAAGTGGAGGAACGAGTGGAGCACCAACTTGGACTAATCCTACAACGATTGGCACATCCAACAGCAAGCTTTATTATTTTGGACAATTCTAAGGACTTATCATGGCATCAGGAACACTAGGTCAAGGATTAGCAACAGCATCTCCTGCATCGTATTACACGGTGGGGGCAACACCAAGTACATTTAACGTAGATTTGGTAAATATTACTGGTTTTCCTGTTGCTGTTAATCTTTCAATTTCAGCATCTGCAACAGTACCTACAACAAGTGAATACTTGGAGTACCAAACGGTGATACCGGGCAATGGTGTCTTGAGTCGTGGTGGTATTGTGGGGACAGCAGGTAAATTTGTAGTTGTCTCTGCTACTGTAGCAAGCGCAATCAGCATCAACATTTATGGATTCGAGGGTTAAACCATGACACGCAATATACAACAATTACCTAATAACTCAGGCTCAACATCTATTGTCGAGGTTGCAACCAATACAGGCTTTAATGCAGGTGATCCAGTTTATTTTACAAATGGTGACTATAAACCCCCTTCTGGTTTAACTACTCCAAGTAGTGTAAATTTTGGTATTACTGCTAACTTACCTTTGACTTCTGGATCTATAGGTGGGATTATTTCACCTGCTTTTTCACAAACACAACAAGCAACAAGTCTTAAAGGTGGCAGTAGGTATAGATTTGCTTCAACTTTAACCAATGGTAATATTGTTCAAGTTTGGATAAATTACTCTACTAGCGTTGCCGCATATTCACCTTGTTTTAGAATCATCAATACAAGTGGCACTGTAGTAGTTAGTCCAACAACAATTTCATCTACATATGGCAATGCTAGTTATTCATGTATTTCTGTTGTTGCATTAACAGGTGGTGGATTTGCAGTAGCTTGGTCAAATGATAGAGGTGGAACGATAAGTACTATAAATTATGCTATTTATACAAATACTGGCACTGTTACAACAACCGCACAACAAGATACAAGTTTTAGCCTTGGTACTTCAAATGTTGCAGTTGAAATGGTTGCATTAGCCAATGGTGGATTTGCAATTGCCGCTAAAAACACAAGCAATCAAATTTTATTAAGATCTTATAACGCAACTGGTACAGGTGCTTATGGGTTAATAACTTCTTTTACTGCGATATCTTCTTCGTATCAAATTTCTTTTGCTTTAACTGCAAGAAGTGATAACTCTGTATTTGTTTGTGACTTAACTACTACTAGTGCTTATTCTTACGCTTTATATAACTCTAGTGGTGGAACTATAGTTGGAACTACAGTTTTTAGTATACCAAATTCACTGACATCACCTTATGGAAGTGTGGATGCCTCTGTATTATCAGATGGTACAACCATTGTTATTGCTTATTCTAGTTATGATGGAAGTGGCAATACTACTTCGCCTGCATTTAGATTTTTGCCAACTGGCAATACAATAAGTTCAAACACACTTGCTATACCAGTTGTAAACACATATATCTATAGACCTGCTTATGGCTGTTATAGTATTTCTGTTTTAGGACTTAGCGCAGGTGGGTTTGTTATAGTTTTTGCTGATGGTCAAGGTATTTTTCAGTATGCATTTTTCAATTCATCAGGCACGCCTTTAACTGCAACCAATTCTAGTGGTGCTGTAGCGTATGAATTAACAGGGGCTTATTTAGAAAGAGGGAATAAAATAACTTTATTAGAAACATCTGGGTATGTTAATGTTTATTTTACTAGCCAAACTGGTAATGGTTATTTATCAATTAACCAGTTTGGTGCTCAAATAGATAAAACATCTTATCAACCCTTACCTGTTTCATATATTTCTGGTACTGCGTATACATTTACAGGTCAGACTCCGGGCAGTGTTGCAACATCATCTATAACACCCAATACTGTTTCATATTTAGCAAGTTCTACTTCAACATCTTTAGCCACAAGTGCTATTGCTGAAGTTGTAGGCCCAACTACTGTAAATAGTAGTGCATCTGATTCAATAGCTTGCTGTACTTTACCTAATGGGCAGTTTGTAATTGCTTATAGGGATTCAAGCTATTATGTATATGCTAACGTATATTCAACCAGTGGTGCTTTGCTCAAATCTATTTCAGTTGGGCAAGGTTATGCAACAAGTGGGTATCAAGGTTGTGTTCGTGTAGCCCCACTTAGCACTAGTAAATTTGTTGTTGCTTGGCTCATAGGTGGTAGTACAACGTCTATAGGTTTATCTCTTTATTCTACTGGCTATGGTTTAATATCTAGAATAACATTAGTCAACCTATATAGTGGATATACGCAAGCACTTAATTTTGATGTTGCAGGTTTACAAAATGATACCTATGCTATTTCGTACCCTTCTGGCTCTACTACTACAACCGCCGCTGTGTATGACGGTACAAATACTTTAGTATGGTCAACTACTTTTTCTTTTGACTTTAGATACATAAGCATTACTTCAAATTCGTATGGTGGTTTTGCCATAATGGGTTTTTACAGTTCAGGTGGGAATAGTGGGTATTTTACATATAATCCATTAACTTCTACTAGTTGGCAACAAACAGGGGCAAACCCCGGTGCATTCTCGCAAGGCACTACTCAAATTATTCTTCCACAATGCTGTGCTACGCCATCAGGAACTTACATATTCCCTATTTGGCAAAGTACTGCTAATACAATGTTTTATCTAGCAAATGATAGTTATTACCTTGGTGCACAATATACTGTTGGGGGTACTGGTGGTATTTATCAAAGTGGTAATTCAAGTAGTTTTTCCAATACGGGTGTGGGTCTTACAGGAAATGGTAATGCATTATTGGCAACGGTACAAAATGCTTCACAATTTACTATAACTTGTATTGGTAATGGTGTAACTTATACGACTAATGGTAGCATACCAACACAAGGCAATACTACTACTTTTAGCAATCAATATGTAGTGTTTACTGGCAAAAGTTGTTTATATTCTTCAGGTTATGGATCACAAATAAGAGTTACTCCAAGTTTGGGTAACAACGCAGTTATATGTTGGTTAGATGCTAGTTCATATCCTACATTTGGTATTTATACTGCAAGCAACTCTAATACTGCTTATATATTAACAAGTGGTGTAACACCCTCTTCACCTGTATCGATTGCACCCATACCTACTAGTACAACCATAGGTGGTATTTTAGCAGGCGTTGCAGTCACTAGTGCAACAGCAGGTTCTACTGGACAAGTTGCTATCAATGGTCAAGCTCAATTGGGTAGTTCGTACACAAGTACAGCATCAGGTGCTTTTGATTACACAGGCAATGCTGTGAGTGGTGTAAGAGGAACATTCAATGGAAAACTCGTTAATTTACAAGGAAATACATAATGGCAGTTCCTATTCAATCTCAAATCTTTAACCCTGTTACTGGAGTTTTTGGTACAGGTCAAGTTCAGTTTTTTACAAGTTCTGGATCATGGACTGTGCCACCCGGAGTAGGTAAGGTGCGTGCTCGTATGTGGGGTGGTGGAAGTGGTGGTACAGCTAGTACTAATGCAGGTGGTGGGGGTGGATTTTCATTAATTACTATTTATAACTTAAATGGTATTTCTTCTATTTCGGTAAGTGTAGGTTCAGGTGGCGCAAGTGGTTCAGGTGGAGGGACATCATCTTTTGGATCATACGCAAGTGCTACTGGCAGTTCAACTTATTTTGGTGGGGCAGGCGTAGGTGGTGACATAAATAACACTGGTGGCGTAGGATATAACTCAAGTGGTGGTGGGGGTGGAGGTTCTGCATCTTTATTTGGATCAGGTGGCGCAGGTACATCGGCTAATGGTGGTAACTCAAATGGTGGTGCAGGTGGTGGTTCTACTAATTCAACTGGATATTTTGGTGGTTCAGGATTTTTATCAACTGGAGCTACTGCGCCTACATCGTATTCAACAGCCAATCCACCTACTACAGGAATGATAGGTAATTTTTCAATTGATTTTTTTGGTTGTGGTGGTGGTGGAAATTACTATGCTTCTCCTGTGAATGGTGGAGGTGGTTGTAATAATACTTCTGGTGGGGCGTTCCCCGGGGGTGGGGCAGGATATGGTGGTTACACAGGTGGTAAGGGCTTAGTCATTGTTGAATGGTAAGGAGAGCAATATGTACGCAAGAATTCACGAAGGTGTAGTAGCAGAGGTTTGTGTTCCTGTTGAGGGGTTCACTATTGACCAATGTTTTCATCCAAGTCTAGTAGACAAGATGGTTTCCTGTGGTTCAGATGTTCAATCAGGTTGGACATACAACGAAGAGACAGGTGAATTCACTGCTCCACAAGAGCATACTGAAACAACCCAAGGTGCTTAATCGTGGCTGATACTGACAAGGATTTAGCTGTTCACGTTGCTGTCTGTGAAGAAAGATACCAACAAATAGCCAACTCTCTCAAAGAGGGGGAAAAGCGCATGGCAAAGATAGAGTATTTGCTCTATGGAGTGATGTTGCTTGTTCTTTTAGGGCCTAATGTGGCAGGTGAGTTTTTCAAGAAATTTTTAGGAATGTAAAAGGATAAATCATGGCATTTTCTTCTGATCCAACTTTAGATGCACAATGGAATGCTTTGGCAGGACAAACAGGCGATGATGTAACTGCTCAACGTCAAGCGTTGGCTAGTCAAAATGAGGCTTATCAAACCAATCAAAACATACAAAATATGTTTAATCAAGGTCAAGCAAGTTCAACTAATTTTTTGAACCCTCCTCCAACACAAAGTTATCGTTTTGATCCGAGTCAAACAGGTTCAACTGGTTTTCCTACAACTCCTCCACCAATAAGTCGTTTAGTAGATATGAGAGGTGGTTTTGGTAATGATATGTTGTATGGCCCACAAGGGACTTTCACATCAGAGGGTACACCTATACTTACAAGTGTTACACCACCTTCGCCATTAAATCCTTTAGTGGATACAAGAAATATGTTGCGTGATGATATGTTATATGGCCCACTAGGGCCTTACACATCAGAAGGTACACCTTTGATTGTAGGTGGTGCAAATCAAGCCACCTCACCACTTGCAAGTATGTCTGCAATGCAAAAACCACAAGGTATGATACAAGGACAGGCTATGTCCCCAGATATTCAGGCAAATTTTCCAACTGCCAATACCACTTATGATCCAACAAAAACAATTAGTGATCAAATCAAAGCATTGACTAGTCTTGCTGATCGACAAGCGTTGCTTAATAATTATGGGGATTATCAAACCAATCAAAACATACAAGGTCTGTATGGTTTAAATAAAGCCAATGCAGATACGTTTTTGAAATATTCTAATGCAGATAAGACAGGAAAAACCACAAATGCTTTTGAACAAGCGTTAATGGCTAATCCAAAAGGTGCTAATGCTTTATTGAGTGAATTTGCAGGTACGGGATCTAATCCACTATTAGGGCAATACAACGTATTACCCGGTGGCTCTATTCTACCTTGGCAAAATGGTGCTCCTACTTTTGGAATGGCAGGAACTCCTGCAACTAACACAACTAATTCAACCACCTCTGGTTCAACCACCTCTGGTTCAACTACATCTGGTGCATCTACTTCTGTTAAACCTCTTGGTATTTTAGGAACAAGCTCGTTGATACCGGGGTTTCAATATCCTAGTAGTGATCCATGGAATACTCAACCACCAGTAGCAGATTATGTCAGAACCAATCCAACGGTTCTTAAAAGCACATACGGTATTACAAATCCTGCACTTTTAACTTACATCGCATCAGAGCCAAATTTGAGAGATGTTGATATTAAAAATTTAACTTTAGCTTTCAATTCAAAAACGCCACAAGAAGTTAATGATATGCAAACTTCTGGCTCGACTCTTAATGATCTTGCTTACAAAGAACTTCGTAATCGAGAGGGAGAGATGCAACGTAAAATAGACATAGCCAATCCCAATTCTTGGCTTTATAGTAAGAATGTATATGACCCAACAAAAGACCCTAAACGAGTGTCAATGAATTTGTCTCAATATACTCAAGACAACCAATATTCACCGCTTTTTGATCCAAATAACAAATCTCCTTCTGCGGAATTAAATGCAATACAAAACATATATAAAAATCAATTAGATGTTTTTACTGATCCATATGGTTTAAAACACATTAACACAACTGATGGAATATATACATTTGACAAAACAGGAAAGCCAATAGGGTTTAATTTGCCTTCATCGGATTACAGATCTCAAGTTTCACAAACTGGTACTCCAAACAATCTGATTGATAAATATGGTAATTTTGCAAATAAATATAACAAAGTTTAAACAAAGAAAGTTAACAAATTGATCCATTCACGCTTGTTGCACTTGCCTCATCTGCTTTTAAGCTCGTTAAAGAATCTTGCGAGATGTATAAGGAGGGGAGACAGTACATTGTCGATGCAAAGAATGAGCTTGATGGAGTAGTAGGAGACTTAAAAGGTATCCAAGAGGATGCTAAAGGAGTTTGGGGTTTCTTAACTGGTCTTTTTAGTGGCAAAAAAGAACAAATTCAACAAAAATCTGTTGAAAAGCCAGTTAAAAAAGCAAAGAAGCCTGAGTTTGATGAGAACCAAATTTACGCCCAAGTTGCTGATGCTTTGACCAAGTTCTTTCATGCCTACAATGGTTTGAAACACTACAAGGAAGAGCAAGAGACAACAGCATCTAAGGTAGGGGATGAAGAAGGACAGGACATTGCAATCAAGTTGGTAATTGCTGACTTGCAGATGGAAAAATTAAACGAGGAACTGAGAGAGTACATGGTGTACCACGTTCCACCTGAATTTAAGGATTTGTATAGCAGAGTCAACAAAATGATTGGACACATTGCCAACCAACAGCAACTGGCACGAAAAGAGGAATCGGACAGAAAGAAGGCAGTGGCATGGCAACGAAGACTGGTTATAAACCGAATCAAACACAGAGTAACAATCGGAGTAGTAGTTACCCTAGTGATCCTGTGGATGTGGATGATGATCCTGACGATGATACCTTCTACGTCATCGTAATTGTGGTTTTGTTGTGTGTTGTTTTGTTCTTTATGCCAGTCTTGATGTGGATGTACATGGATATACGACAGACAGAGATCAAAGTGCAGAAATTAGTGAAGAAGTTGGAAAATAAGTAATGCTTAGTTTATTCAATCCATGGGTGTTACTTAGCGTAATACTTTCAATCATAGGAGCGTATTTTTATGGTCACCATGCAGGATATAAAGAATGTTATGACGAGGCTGTGGCAAAAGTTGCAAGAGCTAATCAAGAGGCTCGTGCCAAAGAAACCGAGCTAAACGCCAAAGTAAACACGACAGCAAGTCAACTAAGGAAAGCAAATGATGAGGCACAGATTAAAATTACCAAGCTTACTGCTGATGTGCAGTCTGGTGCTTTGCGCTTGTCAATCCCCCTCGCCTCCAATAGTGTATGTTCCTCCGACTCCACCAGAGTTACCAATGGAGATTCAAATGCAAGAGCCGATCTTGACCCAAAGACTTCTCAAGATCTTATCAACATCGTCTCAGACGGTGACAAGGCCATCCTCGCCCTCAACGCCTGTATTACCACCTACAACCAAGTAAGAGAAACCCTCAAGGAGAAAATTAATGATTAAACTAACCACACCTTTCATTGTTTTGGCTTTGGTAGGGTGTGCCTCTACTGACTACACCAAGTATTCAGAAACTCAGGTGGCGATTGCTAGGTACAAGGCTGAATCTGAAAAAGCTAGGTACGCTGTACTGGCTGAGATTGTAAAGAAGGGTGACCCCACAGCATCGGTAGCCGCAGTAATGTCAATGCAGATGGGCATGGGTGGTAACGCTCAAGAACAGCGTCTTGAAGCTCCTAGAAACTCAGGGGATGATGCGCTGAAATGGGCATCTTTGCTAATTCCTACGGCAGTCCAAGGTTTTGGGATCTATGCAAACGCCCGTGTAGCTACCACTCAGTCTAACAACGCCACGACTACTGCTTTGAGCACAAACTCTACGTTCGCAAGCATTGCCAACACAGGATCAAATAACCAAGCAAGCATGGCGTCCAACGCTAATACAGCTATTACAAGCGTGGCTAGTAGCGCAAACACTGCTTTAACAAGTATGGGTAGCAGTGCAAACACAGCTTTGTCTAACATGGCATCAACCAACGCAAGTAACGTATCGACTGCTTTGACCAATCAAGCAACAGCATACAATTCTTTGATTACCTCAGATTTAAATGCTTTGAACAACGCAGTTAATAAACTCACGATTGCACC